AATATTATGTAGATGGCTTTCCTCGCCCGATGTCTGGTATCGGTTCGCTTGTTACCTTTCAAGGTTTTGACGAGGGCGTGTTAGCTCGCGGATCACAAACAATCCAAGCAGCTTTAGATGTCCAAAAGGCAATGGCTATTGCTGCATCGACTCCATTCCCTACTGGCGTGATTAAAAATACCGGTGCTGAAATGTCGCCAGCTGAAGTTCAGGGAATTCTAGGCGCATGGAAGCGCGCACGCGATACTCGCGGAACTGCATTCTTAACTGCGACTCTTGATTACACTCCAACTTCATATTCTCCAAAAGATATGACCTATAACGATTCACTGCAATATCTTGCTACTGAAATCGCACGTCTTTGCAACATTCCTGCTTACATGCTTTCAGCAGATATGAATAACTCTATGACTTACTCAAATGTTATGGATGAGCGCAAACAATTTTTTGCATATTCTCTAATGCCATATTTAGATGCTATTGCAGCGCGTTTATCTATGGATGATATTACTGCTCATGGCAACGAGGTGCGTTTTGAGGTAACAGATACTTTCTTACGCACTGAGCCACTAGACCGATTAGCAGCAATCGAGAAAATGCTTGCATTAAATCTAATCACGCTAGACCAAGCGCGTGAAATGGAAGACCTAACCCCGATGGGAAATAGCGAGGAAAATAATGGCGAATCAGATCCTAACATTTAGCAGCGATATAACCTGCGATGCGGATAAGCGCACTATCTCTGGAAAAATCGTTCCTATTGGAACAGGCGAAGTAGGCAACACAAGCGCCGGTCGCGTTGCATTCGAAGCTGGTTCTATCAAGCTTCCAGATGATCCTAAGAAGATAAAATTACTAAATCAACATAACGTAAAAGAACCTTTAGGTCGCGCTCAATATATTACCGAAGCGGCAGATGGCCTATACGCATCTTTCAAAGTTTCTTCTTCTACACGCGGCTCTGATGCTTTGCTATTAGCAAGCGAGGGGCTTCAAGCTGGTTTATCAGTTGGCGTTTCAGTAGAGAAGTCATTTAATCGCGCTGGCGTAATGCACGTTACCGCCGCCGAATTGTTCGAAGTAAGTTTGGTTACCGAGCCAGCATTTAAGTCTGCTCAGGTTACCGATGTCGCGGCATCAGAAGAAGCGGAAGAAATTCCTGCTGACGAAGATGCAACCACACCTACAAAAGAAAGCGAGGAAACTGTGGAGAACACTCCAGAAGTTTCAGCAGCTCCAGAGGTAGAGGCAGCATCAGTAGAAGCCGCCGCACCAAAGGTAACTGCAAAGATTTACGCTAACGAACGCGTAAAGCCATTAACAGGTGCAGAATATCTTTCTGCAAACATCAAGGCAGCAATGGGAGATGATGAGGCACGCCGCATCGTTCGCGCTGCTGACGATTCAACATCAACCAACACCGGTCTAACACTTGCACCACACCTACAGACCTTTATCACCGACACTTTCACTGGCCGTCCAGCGTTTGATGCGGTAACACGTCAGGCTCTAACAGAGTCAGGCATGAGCTTCACAGTTCCACGTATGTATGTAAATGCAGGAACACCTAACACTGCACCAACAGTTGCAGACACCAATGAGGGTTCAGCGCCATCAGAAACAGGCATGACCTCTGCTTACGACACAGTAACAGTTAATAAGTTCGCTGGCTTGCAGCGCGTTTCATGGGAACTAATTGACCGCTCATCACCAGCGTTCATGGATCTTATGATGGTAGAACTTCGTAAGGCTTACGAAAAGGCTACAGATGCAGCTCTTATCGCTGAACTTATTGCTTCTGGAACAGCAGCAACAGGCGTAGCAGCAACCGCAGCTGGCTTACAGTCATTTATCGCGACTGAGGGTGCAGCAGCTTACAAGGGAACTGGTGGCGATTTCGCTAACAAGCTAGTTGCCTCAACTGACCAGTGGGCAGCTATCGCAGGATACGCAGACACTACAGGTCGCGCTCTTTATTCAGCACAAGGTCCAACTTACAACGCATCTGGCGTAGCAGTAGCTTCTTCAGTTCGCGGTGGAGTTCTAGGCACCGATTTAATTGTGGATCATAACATCACCGCTTCAGGCGTTGTAGATGATTCAGCATTCTTGATTGCACCATCATCAGTTTATGCGTGGGAATCACCAACAACCCAGCTTCGCGTTAATGTCCTAACATCTGGCGAAGTTGAAATCGCACTATACGGCTACTTAGCTCTATACGTTGCAAAATCAGGTAAGGGCGTTCGCCGCTTTAACCTTGCTTAGTCAGTAATTAACTATCGATCCCGAATAGTTAAGAAAGGAAACGAAATGCCAAGTATTATCACAGTTGCACAATTGAGGTCGGTGCTTGGCGTTTCGTCTTCCCTTTACTCAGATGCGTATTTAACCGGAATTATAGATACCGCTGAAATTACAATTTTGCCGTTATTACAGGCTTACAATAATTCAATTAGTTCCTATCGAATCTCAGATGGAACTTGCGTAATCACTACCCTTTTGCCTAACGAATTTGTTGCTGGCCAAAGCGTAGTTATTGCAGGCGTAGCTACTGCCTTGAATGGCACTCAAACAGTTACAAACACAGTTAGCAAAGAGTATGAATTTTCTTTTGCTACCGCTGAGGCTGATACCACACCGATACCAGTTATTCCGGCTGGAAACGTTTATGTATCAGGCAAAGATGCTGCAACGCTTTATGCAAGTAACGCAGCAATCGAAAGCGCAATTACAATTGTCGCAGTTGAAGTATTCCAATCAATAACTGCGGCAGGTGGGCAAATAGAGGGAGTCGATTTCCAGCCTTCTCCGTTCCGTATGGGCAGATCACTGGCAAATCGCGTAGCTTCACTTCTTAGCCAATATCGCAACCCATCAGGCTTGGTATCTTAATGCCATCATCAATTGCTACCGATATTCGAGGTGCTTTAGAAACTGCGCTATCCGGCGTTACTGCATCCGTATATTCAGAGCCGCCTGAAACAGTTATCCCACCTGCCGCCATTATCGTTCCTGACGAGCCATATATGGAAACCGAATTTATTGGCGATGACTCAGTTCGAATGAAAGTTAATTACACAGTAAGCGCCGCAGTGGCTTATTACTCAAATGCCGGATCATTAGACAATTTAGAGCAGCTAGTTATACAAATACTTGCAGCTCTACCGCTCAACTATATCGTTGGCAACGTATCAAGACCAAGCGTTACGCAAGTAGGCGCTACTTATTTGCTGGTATCAGACATCTCTATCAGCACTTATTACACACAAACAAACTAAGGAGAAAACGTGGCAACACAGGTAATAACAGGGCGTAACATTTCGCTCTCATTTACTGGTGGCACAGACATCGAGGCGCAAGCGACAAGCGCGGTGCTAACAAAGGTGAATGAGCGCCAGACTTATCAAACACTCGATGGCGAAGCATACAAAACCACTAACCTTAGTGGCACTTTTGCTCTTGAAATGCTTGCTGACTGGGGTAAGTCCGATTCAGTATGCGAAGCTCTATGGGCAGCAGCAGAATCAGCACCAGATACCGCAATCAGCGTTACACTAACCGCAACCACAGGCGCGCAGTTTGTCTTTGGCATTATGCCAGACTTCCCAACCGCAGGTGGCGCTGGAATTGATGCTCAAACAGTTTCATTCAATTTCAAGGTTTATCAAGGAACAGTTACAGAAACCTTTAGCTAAAAAAGGAAATCGGGATAATGAAGTTACCAATAACAATCGAATATACAAATGGCAAACAAGCAACCTATGTGGCGCAGCCGCCTGAGTGGGTCAAATGGGAGCTAAAAACTGGCAACACAATTGCACAGGCTCAGGAGAAGATTGGGCTGCACGATCTTCTCTTTTTAGCCTATCATGCGATGAAGCGTGAAAATGCTGGCGCTAGCGCTATCAAACCTTTTGAGATTTGGTGCGAAAGTGTCCTAGACGTAATTGTCGGTGATGCAGACCCAAAAGCCACCCAGCCGGAAGCATCAGCCGAGCCATCTGGGAACTAGCACTAGCTACTGGGATTCCGCCATCAGAGTTCCAATCGGCTGAAGATTTACAAACAGTGATGGAGTTACTTAAGGAGCGACATGGCGGATGAGGCACTGGCATTTGACCAGACCGAACTTCGAGCGCTCTTTCGTGCATTAAAAGCGATGGACGATGAGGGGCAAGCCCAAGCAAAGGAAATATCCGGTGGGCTTGCTTCTTATCTTAAAGATAAAATTATTAACACTGCTCGCGGTCGTGGGCAAGACTCTAAAGCTGCCACACGAATTGCTGAGGGTAGCCGCGTAAAAAAATCTTCCAAGATTGGTGAGCTATCTATCGGCTTTGCCAGTCAAAAGTTCTCCGGTGGTGGAACTACCCAAATGCTTTGGGGCGGCAATGAATTCGGATCTAACAAGTTTAAGCAGTTCCCTATTTGGTCAGGCAAACAAGGTCGTGGCTCAGTTGGTTGGTTTATCTATCCAACACTTCGCCAAGAGCAGCCTTATATCGTCAAAGAATGGGAAGCAGGATTTAGCAAGATAGCAAGAAAGTGGGATAACTTCTAATGGCTACCGCATCGAGAACATTAACACTTAAGTTACTTGCTGATATTGATAATTTCCAAAAAAACTTAGCAAAAGCTGATAACGATACTTCAGGCTTCTCTAAGCAGGTAGAAAAGTTTGGCGCAGCCGCTAAGGCTGCATTTGCGGCAGCAGCTGCAGCAGCAGGCGCTTATGCCATTAAATTGGGCGTAGATGGCGTTAAAGCGGCGATAGAAGATGAGCAGGCACAGGCAAGCCTAGCCCGAACCTTACAGGCCGCCACAGGGGCTACAAATGCCCAAATTGCGGCTACCGAGAAATATATCTCAAAGATGCAACTGGCTACTGGCGTTGCAGACACAGATTTGCGTTCTGCTTTATCTCGCCTATCGCTATCTACAAATGATTTAACTAAATCACAAGAATTACTATCTTTAGCGCTTGATATCAGCAAGGCTCGCCAGATACCACTTGAAACAGTGGCTAACGCTCTTGGCAAAGCTTACGATGGCCAAACTACTTCGCTGGTCAAGTTAGGCATCGGCTTATCCGCAACAGAGCTAAAGGGTAAATCATTTACAGATGTCCAGCAACGCCTAAGCGATTTATTTGGTGGCGCAGCTGCTAAAAACGCTGATACCTTTCAAGGTAAAATCGACATCATGCGCCAGCGCTTCGCTGAGTTCCAAGAGTCAATTGGCAACGCAGTCATTCCGGTATTGATGAACTTATTTAAGTTTATTGATGCTAATTTGATTCCTGCATTTACTTGGTTAAAGACTAATGCTATTGATCCAGTAGCAGCAGCTATTGACCGCAATAAAGAGTCATTCCAAGCCTTTGGCGAGATTTTGGCTAAGTATGTAATTCCTTTAATTGGTGGCTCACTTGCCGCAGCTCTAAAGCTAGTGGCCAACCTAGCGGCAACAGTTATCGATGTAATTGGCAAAGTAGCGCAAGGAATTGTCGTTCTAGTCAATGGCGCAATCGCTGGCATTAACGCTCTTATTACTGCTTATAACGCAATTCCATTCTTGCCTAATGTATCTACTATTCCGAAGGTGAGCGCTCCATCTATTAGCATTCCAAAGGTTTCGACAAGCGCAACAACTGGCGGTTCATCTGGTATTAGCATTCCTAGCGTTCCTACAGGTATTACTGCTGGCACAGGCGGCGGTTCAACAAATATCGCAGCATCTAACGCTGCCACTACTACAGGTGTTAATGGAATATTCAACCCAGCTGGAGTTAGAGCTGGCGATGAAAGAGGCAACATTATTGTCAATGTATCTGGCGCTATTGATCCTGAGGGAACTGCTCGCACTATCGTCAATACTCTTAACTCTAGCTTCTATCGCGGCACTGGTGGTGCTGAGGGCTTGGTATATGCTCTATGAGCGACTTTAAGCCTATTTGGCAAGTTACTATCGCCGGAGTTAATTACACAAATTATATTCTCAGCGATTTAACTATTTCATCTGGTCGAACTAATATCTATGAACAGGCTTATGCCGGATATTGTAATTTAACCCTAATCAACCTAGACCAGTCGCAGGTTGCTATTGATATTCAAAACGCAATCACTATTTCTATTAAAGATTCTAATGACGATTTTGTGCCTATTTTTGGCGGTGAAATTGTAGATATTGGCATTACAGTTCAAACCGCTTCACAAGTAGCGCTTACTCAGTCAATTAACATTTTGGCGGTGGGCGCTCTCGCTCGCTTGCCTAAAGCCTTAACCAATGGTGTTTTAAGCAAAGCTCTTGACGGAGTTCAAATTGAAACTATTTTGCGAGAAGTTCTATTCAACACTTGGAGCGAAGTTCCATCTTCTACAACTTGGGCTAATTACACTGCTGGAGTTACTTGGGCTAATGCCGAGAATAGCGGCGTTGGAACTATCGATACTGGTAATTATGAATTAGCTGCCAGATCATCAAGTCGCACTGATGTCTATTCTCTAGTCAGCGCGCTTGCCACTTCTGGACTTGGCTATCTCTATGAAGATGCATCAGGTCGTATTTCTTATGCTGATTCAACCCATCGCACGAATTATCTTGCTACAAATGGCTACACCGAAATCAGTGCAAATAAAGCTTTGGCGCGTGGTGTTAGTATTCAAACTCGTTCTGGCGATGTCCGTAATGAGGTTACTGTGGCTTACCATAACGGCGGCGAGGCAACCGCAAGCGATGCCGCTTCTATTGCTACTTATGGCCAAATAGCGCAAATTTTTGAAACTTCCCTTGATAAAGCAGCCGATGCACAAGACCAAGCAGAATTCTATTTATCATTACGCGCTCAACCGCAAGCGAACTTTAATGCTTTAACCTTTGAACTTACCAACCCTGAGATAACCGATGCAGAGCGCGATGCGCTAATAAATGTCTTTATGGGCTTACCAGTGGCTTTTACCGATTTGCCTCTTAATATGGTTTCGGGTCGCTTTCAGGGCTTTATTGAGGGCTGGACTTGGAAAGCTGGCTTTAACCAATTATCGTTAACTATGACCGCTTCGCCTTTGGCATTTAACCTACAAGCGCAGCGCTGGAACGATGTATCAATAGCAGAAACATGGGCAACTATCAGCCCGACTTTAGAATGGCAAAATGCTACAATAGTAGCCTAGAAAAGGACAAATCATGGCAAATCCGACAACCAACTTTAACTGGCAGATGCCAACTTCGAGTGACCTGGTCACAGATTTGCCTGCCGATTTTGAAGTCTTTGGTCAGGCAGTAGATACCACTTTCGTTGATCTAAAAGGTGGCACGACCGGACAGGTGCTTAGTAAAGCATCAAATACCGACATGGATTTCACTTGGGTCGAACAAGACGATACGACCATGAGCTTCAACGCTCAAACTGGAACGACTTACACGCTGGTTGCAAGCGATGTCGCAAAATGGGTTACTGCATCCAACGCTTCAGCTATAACGGTTACAGTGCCGCCATCCGTCTTTAGCGCTGGCAATATTATTAACTTGCAACAAATTGGAGCAGGTCAAGTAACTTTTGCGCAAGGTGCTGGCGTAACCATTACTTCAACAGGTGCAACCGCTAGCGCGCCAAAACTACGCGCTCAGTATTCAGCTTGTTCAATTATTTGCACTGCAAGCAATACATTTACGATTGTAGGCGATTTAAGCTAATGCCATTTATTTACGGAATTTTAGCAAGCTCCAAACCATCGCCAGTGGCTTTTAATATTGATTTATTAGTCGTTGCAGGTGGCGGTGGCGGCGGCGCACCGCGTTGGAATTTAGCTTCAAGAAATCCTGGCGCGGCAGGTGGCGCAGGTGGATATTTAGAACAATCTGCACGATCAGTTTCAACATTAACGAATTATTCAATAACTATCGGTGCAGGCGGCGCAGGTAAAACTGGCGGTGGTGCTAGCGGAACAACTGCAACAAGTGGTAACAATTCAATTTTCGATACCATAACTGGCAATGGCGGCGGCGCAGGCGGTAATGGAGATTCTTCCGTTGGTGCTAATGGTGGTTCAGGCGGCGGTTCTATCGATAGTGGAACAAGTTATGCAAGTGCTACGCAAGGTAATTCTGGCGGTGCTACTGGTTATGGAAATAACGGCGGTGCTTACAATGGCGGAACTGGAACAGGTGGCGGCGGCGCAGGCGGCGCAGGAAGCGTAGGAGCGCCTGAAGCAGGCGGCGCAGGTAAAACTTGGTTAAATGGAAGCGCTTACGCAGGCGGCGGTGGCGGCGGTAATTACAATTCAACTGGCGGAACTGGTCAAGCAGGTGGCGGAAATGGTGGCAATAATTCAAATGTAAGCGGTGGAAATGCAACCGCTAACACTGGTTCTGGTGGCGGCGGTGGCGGATCAGGTTCAGCCAATAACACAACCACAGTCGGCGGAAATGGTGGTTCTGGAATTGTAATACTTCGCTGGCTTACTTCTGCTGGAAAAACTATTACTTACGGGGCAGGAGTTACAGGTTCAACTTCAACTGCTGGTTCTTACACTTATGCTTCAATTACTGCTGGCACTGGAAATGTGAGTTGGTCATAATGGCGCATTACGCAT